CAAATATTTTATTTTTCTTAATTCAAAAAAGTTTAGAGAGAAAACTCCTTAACATTACGTCTTTTTGCATATTTTCATACCATTTAATTTTACTGATTACGAAATTATAAAATAGAAAAAATAGAAAAAAATAATAAAAATTTAAATAGTTTCAGTACCATTATATACACGTCGAGAAATGAGTCGGAAAATCCAGAAATGAGTAGGAAAAATTGATATAGGTATTATTGTATATTCTTATTATAATGGATCAATTAACTTCTCTATTTAGTATTGTCTCTATTGATTCTCTTCTTGATATTAGAAATAAAGTTAGAGAATATGATGGCGCCTATCGGCGCGGCGACGATATTATTATTGTTTCTGATTCTATTCGCACCGTTCGTGGTTTGCTTAAATATACTTACTTAGATGGCAACCCTCCTGGGTTCAGTAATTTCTCTCTTTATGGTTTAGATATTGAAGAAGATGATCAAGGCAAATCTTACTTTATGCTCGACGGCACTACTCCTTATACTCTGTCTCTTCTTGAGACATCCTATGTACAAAAATTAATGGATCCTGAATTTATACCTTCCCTCTATTATTCACATAAAAGAGATCAATTCTTTGTCCTTAATGTTGATGGTACTGAAAAACATTTGTTTAATATTCCTTTTAAAATTCAATATATTGATTCTTATGGAGGTAATGATTTATCTTATGTTATACATTATATTCCTCCTGATCGCGATGGATGGTGTGAACCTATTACTGAACATCAAGCATCCGTTATTAAACGCATTTTCAATATTGATGTTACCGAGTTGTGTCCTTATGTGCCACTTTAAATCAATTTAAATGTTTTTTTCATATATTTTTAAATGATTCCTGATTATATTGATTCTATTAAACGGAATCATTGTGTTGTCTCTTTTGGTATTAATAAAAAGGTTTTTTATATTTCTCTTTGGAATGGAGTTTTGAGAGATGGCAAAGTTGATGATATTGATATTCAGTTTATTGAAGCATCTAATCCTACTATTTTTAATGATTGTCTCTCTTTTGAAAATAAAAATATTATTTTATCTAAACATCAACTCAAACATTTATTAACTATCTTTCCACAGTTTCACTAATTTATCTTCCCATCCTTTTTCTTTTACATTTATATTTCTGCTCCACAATATTTCTTGTAATTTGTATCCGTGCCACGTTTCTGATGGCAGTTTTTCCAGCATTTCTGGCGATGATAAGATTTTGTGCCACACATCCTTGATATCCCTGTCACGATCATACTCCGACCACGGTACTGCTATGATCGGCATCGTTAAATACTTATCCCTATTTTTATTTATCTTATTCAATTTTTAAACTTATAAAAATTGAACTCTTCATTATTATAAATTACTAATTCAAACAATGGCGATCAAAGTTATCGACAACTTCTCCATCGAGGGGCACACCATTCTCACTCTCGAACCTGACATTCTTCTCGGCGAAGCGTGCGATATTGCCCGCGAGATTCTTTGCAATATTCTCATCAAATCCTACAAAGGATGGGAACTCAAGAGAGAAAAACATCCTGTCAAGGTACCAAATACATTGGTTACTACCTATATTATTCACGAAAACTGACATAACATTCTCACTATTATCTATTTCATATTTATTACTTATTTTGTTATTTTACCCCCTTTAATACTTATTTCGATATTCATATAAAATTGAACCTCAATTTATTCATATATTTTTTATTACAAATCACTATGTCCATCTCCAACGTTCTCGACTCTTTCGACCCCATCGTTCGCCAACGCAACTACGCTCCTACACGCACTTTCGTCACTAAATGGGATGTCGAAATCGATCGCAATCGGGTCAAGAAAATCAATCGCGCTCGTGACCGATCTGCTAAGTATTTTGACGATGTTCAGTTTCCTGATTATCCTGTCAATGCACCTGAGACTCGCGTTCGTTTCAAGGAATTATGTGACGAACTTATTTCAATTGATCCTTACTATTACGATACTAATTACGAAAGCGACGATGGCGACGGCGAGGAGACAAATCAAAAATGGTTGCGTTCGGTTCACGCCGAAAACGAATATTACGAACGCAAATTTCCTCTTCAATTCGACAATCAACCTATTTCTCGCAAGCGATTTGTTCATTTCGAGCAAGATGAAGATCAATCCCTCTTCAAGCGTGGACGCCTATAAATTATAAAATTGAACCATATTATTCTCATATATTTTTATTATATCCTACCACTATGCGTAACTGGGCGTTCAACATTCTCGCTACTGCTTCCAAGAAAAATGCCCGCCGTCGCGACAGACTCTTCAAGTATTTCAACACTGAGTCCAAGGTAAAAACATTTCATCCTATCGACGTCGACCTTGAAAAAGGATTTCGTCCTAATATTATTGATATCGAATCACAAATTATTATTTATGATCCTCCTAGGGAAGATGAAGAGGACGACGAATATGAACCTATCGATTGGCATACTTAATTTATACTAAACGTTGGATCTCCGGTTATATGACGCAATACATTCTCTACATCCTTTTTTTCTTTTTTTATTTCTTTCTCTTTCTTTTCTCTCTCTTCTCTATCTTCTTTTCTCTTTTTTATTTCTGAGATTACATCCCCTTTAAATCCCGCATACCATCCTGTATATGATCCTAAACTTTCCATTCCCATTATTATCTCTCTTGCCAATTCTTCTTCTCCTGTTTCTTTACTCACTTCTTTTATTGCTTCTTCTTTTGATGGCGCTGGATAGTTACTGTACCAATCCATCATTTTATTATAAAATTGAACTTACCTTTATTTCATTTTTATTATTTATCCTATGGATTATGCAATCTCATTTCGATTCTCTTTTTCCTAATCAAATTGATTTTGGGCAACGCATTGTTGATGCTCTTGACGATCATCATACTGTTCTTGCTTTTGCCCATACTCAATGCGGTAAAACGGGATCTATGCTTGCTGCTATTCATTTATCTAATATTCCTCATAATCGCGTTTTCATTATTACTGGTCTTTCTTCTATTGATTGGTTAGTTCAAACTCGCAAACGTATTCCTATCAAAAATATATTTCATCGTAATACTTTACATTTATTCTTGAAACGGGTCGCTACTGTTCACAATCCTCTTATTCTTATTGATGAATGTCATATTGCTTCTAAACCTGGGCAAATCATACATCATATTACTTCTTCTCTTAATCATTCTCGGTTTGTTCTTGTTTCTGCTACTCCCGATTGGAAACGGTTCAAACCTCTTCCTATCGGCACTGCTATTCGGGTTATGAAAGATCCTCCCGGGTATGTTTCTGTCGACTATTTCTCTGACAATAATCAATTATTTCAGTGCAAAAATATTTCTAACCATCCTGATTCTTTTGATCATATTCGCGAAATTATTCCTTTCCTTTCTACTCATTTTATTGATCCCGCCTACCATATTATTCGGACTCCTCGCAATGAACTTCACGATCTTACTATTTGTAATTTTAAAGAAGTCTTTAAAAATACAAATTATTTATTTCTTTCTATGCCTAATCTATCTATTCTTCATATTAAACCTGCTGTTCATACTTTTATATTTATTAAAGATACTCTTAGATGTGCTGTTACTATTCCTAAATTGTATATTGGCATCCTTTATGAACGTTTTACCCATTTTCCTAATCGCGCTTCTATTATTCAAGGCCTTCTTGGTCGTGCGACTGGATTTAATTCGCATCATATTATTATCTTCTCTTACTTTTGATTCTATATTTCTTTCTATACATCGTATTATTCATTCTTTTTTTTTATTCTTTTATTTAAATGGCCGATTACATTTATTGAATCCTCCTCAAATGGAGTTACTGTATCATTTGGTGGTGAATAATTAATAGTTTCGTCACTTTGGACACTTATGCTTCTACCCATTTTAGGTCGATCACCAAAAACTGCACCATTCGATCCGCCTTCACCGTTCATTCCACCTGCACCATTTAATCCAGATGCACCATTCGATCTGCCTTCACCGTTCATTCCAGCTGCAACTGTTCCTTCAAGACCTGCACCGTTGGATCCACCTTCACCGTTCATTCCAGCTGCAACTGTTCCTTCAAGACCTGCACCGTTCGATCTACCTGCACCGTTCGATCCGCCTGCACCATTTAATCCAGTTGCACCGTTCGATCCGCCTTCACCATTCATTCCAGCTGCAACTGTTCCTTCAAGACCTGCACCGTTCGATCTACCTGCACCATTCATTCCAGTTGCAACTGTTCCTTCAAGACCTGCACCGTTCAATCCAGCGGCACCATTCATTCCAGCTGCAACTGTTCCTTCAAGACCTGCACCGTTCGATACACCTGCACCGTTCGATCCGCCTTCACCATTCATTCCACTTGTAAATCTCGGTGGTTGACAATCAAGACTTAATCTTCTTGCTAAATTCACTGTTACTAAATCCACTGTCTTAACAGGGGCTTCATTTGCCCATCCTCCCCACCCTTCACCTGTAGAAATTGCAAGTCCTAAACATAAAGTTACTTGTCTTTCGTTTCCAGGTTTTTTCATTCTTTCTGATAATCTACGTTTTAGTTCTCGTTCACTGTCTTCATTTAATCTAACCAATGCATCCACACACATTAATGCAGCAGGTGCTCCTGCAACCCTATTCAATCTATCATATAATGCAGCGTTTACTGTATCAAATGCTGCTTTAACTTGTTCGTATGTAACTTCAGCAAAGTCTAATATTCTACCTACACCTCTCTCCAACCAAGTTCTTTGAATTTCTTCTCTAACTGCTTCACCTGATTCTAATACCTCGAGCGCTAATCCAGGATCTGTAGTGTGTATTAAACCATTCAATCCGGAAACTATAGGATCTGATAAATCAGTTAAAATTCTTGCAACATCTTTCCTCATTTCAACTCTAGATGGTACATTTACACGTATACCTTCTGCAGTTTGTAATTCAGCATCTAATGTCAATTCTGCTCTTGTTTCAGGTGATATAAATCCAATAATTGCAGTTTTTAATGAAGATAATGTGCCCAATACTCCAAGATTACCAACACTTTCGTCATTTTCGCCATTAATTACAATTACATATTTCTTCATAGAAAGATATGTACCTCTATGTATATCTATAACTAATTTACTCAATAAAGTTTCCATTGTACGTTTAAATTTTCTTCCTTGACCTCTAAAAAAACTTTCTGTATCGATATCTGCAAATGATATATATAAATTAGTCAATACAAATATTTTTCTTACGATTGGTAATAAATCAGTAAATGTGCTACTCATATTCACATATTCTACAGTTAATAATATTAATTGACGTAATACAATACCAAATTCTTCTCGACTTAAAATACCGTCTATTGTATCAAGTGATATTTCTGCTGCTAAATTCAATTCAACCCGACTACCTTGTGCGTTTGTGGTACTCAATCCTCTAGATGTAGGTACGCGTCCATCAACAAATCTTTTATCAATTGTTAATATTAAAACACTTGTTATTTTGATTAATCTCTCATAAAATTTTGCATACAATAATTTCATAGTTTCTGGTTCAGTAGATATTTCAACTCTATCTCTATGTACTGTACGGAACTCTGTCATAAATTGTCTAGTAAGTTCAAGTTTTTTATTTTCAAATTCAACTTTTCTTTCAATACGTTCTCTTACGTTTTCTTCACTAGGAAGTGCTGCAGCACCTAGAAATGCTGGTGGTGGAAGTGGATCTGCTGCTGCTCCTGCTGGTGGTGGAAGTGGACCTGCTGCGGCTGCTCCTCCTGCTCCTCCTGCTCCTCCTGCTCCTCCTGCTCCTCCTGCTCCTCCTGCTCCTCCTGCTCCTCCTGCTCCTGCTGCTGCACTCGCTTCCATATGTCTTCTATAATCCGCTATACTTGTTGAAATTCCTGATGGTGCTAGAGAAGTTCCAGTAAGAAATGCTCTTAATCTATCAATTCTTGATGGTTCGTAAGGCATTTGGACATTTCCTCTTAAAGGTCTTAATCGTTGGTCTTCTAATGACATTTCTTGAATTGTGTTACTTACAAGTTGTCGAGGGGTTAAACTAAGAATTTCTCTTATAAATTCTTCTGATTCTCTATGATCAAATACAATTTCAGGTGGCATTGTTCTAGAAGATAACTGTAAAATATAGGTCACGAATTTGGAACCAATAAGCGTATCTAATTTTGCAAATAATTCATTTAATGACGCCTCAGTTATATTTGGAGGAAGATTTTCTAAAATTGGATAAAAATATTTTTTTAATAAAGCTTGAATTACTTTTTCAAATTCGTGTAATTCAACTGGAATTTGAAGTCTAGTAGTTTCTCGTGGTAAACCAACTGGAACACCTCTGGGTAGGGGTGATGCCATCATTCCTACTGCGGTGGTTACAAGTGAGGGTGGAACTACATAAGCGCCACCTCTAGCATCTTCATGTCTAGCGCATCCAGGTCCTTCAGGACCACCCGGAACTACGTTACGACCTACATTAGGACCACCCCCTCCACCTGCACCACCTGCACCACTTGCATTAGCACCTCGACCTCTTCGCATTCCACCATATGTTTTATTCATTCGTTTTCTTTTTATAGACTTGTATTTCCTATTTGTTTTTCGTTTTAATGAACGTGCGTTTACCTTTCTTTTAGTTCCTTTCAAAACCATTTAATATATATCTATATTAAAAAATTGATTTAATTATATACTCACTAATATATTGAAAAGATGTTGTCACAAAAAAATGTTCACGAAAGAGATATTCATATTGAATTTGAAGAAAATGGACATAAATATTCTATTAAAGGAGACAAAACATTCACCTCTGTTACTACGTGGTTAAAAAAATTCTTTCGTCCATTCAATGGTGATATTATTATTGATAGAATGATGGCATCTCCTAAATGGCCTACAAATAAATATTATGGAATGACAAAACAAGAAATAAAAAATCTTTGGAGGCAAAATGGCGATGAAGCAGCAAGACTTGGAACAGCAATGCATAAATCGATTGAAGACTTTTATAATGGTGAAACAATTCAATATGATTCATTTGAAATGAAATGTTTCGAAGAATTTGTTATTGATCATCCATTGACACCATACCGTACAGAATGGACGGTTTATGATGAAGACCTAAAATTATGTGGATCAATTGATATGACTTTTATGAATGAAGATGGCACTTTAAGTATATATGATTGGAAACGATGTAAATCAATTGAACTTGATTCAGATTATAATAAGTATGCATTGCCTCCAATTCAAACTGTACCTGATACAAATTATTGGCATTATACAATCCAGTTAAATGCATACAAAACAATTTTAGAGAGAAATTATGGGTTCAAGGTAAAAGAATTAGTATTGATTTGCATTCATCCTGAACTAGATATCACTTACCAAAAGCACATTGTCCCCTTTATGGATATGGAAAATCTTTTAAACAAAAATAATAAATAATCCCATAATAGATACATATAAATGAACTGTCATATGAAATATAATCCATTTTGTTGAATTAAAATAACAACATATCCGTTCAATAATATCAAAACAAAGAACACAAATAAATAAATTAAGAAACATTATTCTATAAAATTCTTTATTTAATAGAATATAAGTATAAAATAAAAAATAGATTACGCCAGTATAAACAAGCATTTTATCAATTTTATGACGTATACCATATTGAGGTTTTCTCCAAAAATTAATAGATGTTAAAAACAATAAAAAAAAATAAATACTAATAAACCCTTCATCAAAATAAAGTGCAAATAATGCAGATAATGACATTAAAAAACTTGACATAACCAAGTATTTTGAATATTTATAAGGTAATGGATATCGGCATCCTTCCATAGAAATAATATGTATTTTTTATTTAGTACGATTACTTATTACATTTTCTACATACAGGAATATATTGAGCATTTGGTTGATATTGTTCACTTGATTCTTCTTGTAATATTTTTGAAAAGATTGCCGGATCACCACAAGCACACGTTGCTCTTAATTTTGTAACTGTATCACACAACGGAATAAGATCCAAAATATATCCAATTTTTTGTTGTTTAAAATCACCATCTAATCCATAGATATAAATATTTTTTTGTGAAAATTCATTTACAAACTCGAATAAATCTGGGAAAAATTGTGCTTCGTTTATCATAATATGACGAGCATTAAAGAGTGCATCTCGCGTTGCGTGCATCTCTCTTGATAACGCAAAGTCATTTAGTGGATCAAACTCGTGTGATATTTGAAAATTTCCTCTTTTTTTATAAATATCTAATAGATGATATAATACAGAACATTTAATGCAAGGTATAACAACACCATTGTGGTTAACTAATTCACCTTCATAAAATTTGTTTTCTCTCTCTGTATCATAGTCCAGGACAAGTATGGGTTCATTTTGATTATTTAATGTATTATATTTTTGG